CGATGCTACCGGAGAAGGATTGATAAAGCAGTTTGACGGAATGTATACAAGTATCCGTGGCGATGTTGAGCGAATCGGAAAGCAATTGGGCGATGAGTACAAGAAAGCTATGGAAGACGGAATCATTACGCCGATAGAGCAAGAAACAATCAACACTCTGACACAACAGCTACTCGACCTTAAAGAGCAAGCAATGCAGTCTGAAAATAAAGCCAAATGGGATTTACTTAACAACGATGTCGAGAATGCACCTCTAACAAGCGAGTCCTTTGCTAATCTTGTGGATAAATCCGGTGAATACGCAAAAGAAATGGCTGACAATGCGGATGAACTGGCTAAGAATGCTATGATGAGTGCGGAATCTACCTTAAAAAAATCCAAGGAGCTAGGACTTTCAGAAGGACAAGACGGGTATTACAGCCAGTCTATGTATGATAGCGCCATTGCAAGCATTGAGAAGAAGCGGCAAAGCGTTGTAATGGAAGCAAAGGCAAAGCCTATCGAATTGCTTACAAATAAAATCTTAAGCGAGTATGGCGAAGAGTTCAACGAAAGAGATTCAAATATTAAAAGCATGGACTATGATGCAATGCTGAACTTTCATAACAAAACGATTGGGCTAATGAATCCAAAATCGCAGCGAGGACTTAAAGACTTTTTGAAGGAAAATTCAGAAGCAATCAAGCAATTCAGAGAAGAAGTAGCTAGCATGGACACAATCCCGGCTGACGTTCAAAAAACACTCGATGAACTTAATAGGATTGAAAGTATTACCGGAAACGAAGAAGCCCAAAAAGCTTTTCTTAAAAAACTATTTTCCGAAAGCGATAAAAAAGAATTAAGTTGGTACGCTAAGGACTTTGCGGATAGGTATGGGTACGCCTTAAAGAAAGAGTTTTCTAAACCTATTTCGGTTAATACGAACATCCAACTACAAAACGGAAGCATGAGCGGTATGGAGAGCATCATAAATTCTGTAAGGAATTTCTTTAGCGGGCAGAATGTAAAGGTGAATATGCCGATTGCGCCTTTCGCAAATCCTGCAGCAAAGGTTGAGTCTACAGCAAAGGCAAAAGGACTTGATAAACCTAGCTTGATTAGGAAGTTTGCCGTAGGTGGAAGAGTGAACGGACCTACGAACGCTTTGATTGGCGAAGGTGGGGATGCAGAATATGTTATCCCTATGAATAACTCCGCAAGGGCTGCAAGCCTTTTACAGCAGGCAAATGCAGAGCTATCCGGTATCAATCCGTCAGTAGGTGGACAGCAGAACATTAGCTATAGTCCTACTATCAATATATCCGGGGGAAATGCTAATGAAATAAAGTCCGTTTTATCGGACAGTTATGCAGACTTTAAAGCCATGATGGATAGATACGCAAGGGAAACACGGAGAACATCGTTTTAAGACAGGAGGGGAAAGGTGGAAAACAATACTTATAAAACAATTCTTGGGGATACTTGGGATTTAATCGCTTTTAAAGTATATGGTACAGAGAAGCTTTTCCCTCTTCTCATGGAAGCGAATCCGCAGGAGATAGGAACTTTAGTCTTTTCTTCCGATACAGTCCTAAACATTCCGCCTGTGAATACGGAACTGGAGAGAGCAAGCCATAGAGAAGATTGGAGGAATTGGTAGTGGACGGAAGCGAAAACTATACAGCCAAAGCAAGATACGCCGAAACAATAGCACTTTATAATGGTGGCTCTTACAATCTGACTAAGTATCTGTCCTCTTTGCAGTATACGGATAATGCCTGTGATACATTGGATTCTATAAGCTTGGAGCTTGATTTAAACGCCATGAATGCAGCAGGCGGATTCAATCCACAAAAAGGAGAGGACTTAGACATTTACATCATCATGCGGAATTGGTATGTGAATGGTAAGCATGAAGAGTACCATTGCGGTAATTTCGTTATTGATGAAATATCCATTACAGGCGCACCAAGAGTTATGACTGTGAAAGGAGTATCACAGCCGGCCGATTCAGAGCTAAAGGACAGACAGCGTTCTAAGGCATGGACAAATGTAACCTTACGGCAATTAGTAGAAGAGATTCAAGGCAAATACAATATGCCGAATCTCTTTTTTAATTGCCAGGATGTAACCATAGAAAAGATAGAACAGACGAATGAAACAGACTTATCCTTCCTGCAGAATGTTTGTAAGAAGTACGGAGTCTGCTTGAAGTGCTATAAGACAGGCTTTGTTTTGTATGACGAAACAGCTTACGAAGCAAGGGGGATTTACAATTTCTATGGAGAGTATCCTAGTAGTGCCACAAGCGGAAGCAATGAAGGCTATACAGACTGGACTACCCATGAGATACAGCCGGACTATAACTGGAATACTTCTTTGCAGGGATATTACACCGGGGCGGAGCTAAGGTATAAGAATCCCAAAAAGAAGCAGGAAACAATCACAGTTAAGGTCGGAACGGAAGAAAAGGTTCTGTATATCAATGAGCAAGTACAAGACCAATCAGAAGCAGAGAAGGTGGCAAAAGCTAGGCTGAATGAACAAAACAAGAATACGACAACAATTACTTTTAAGCCAACAGTCTTTGACTATGGATTGTTCTCTACTTACAACATTGAGATAAAAAACTGTGGTATGTGCGATGGAAAGTATTTTGTGGATAGAGTTGATGTAACTTTGGACAGCGGAGGACTAACACAGAGCGTAACCGCTAGGAAGATTATTCAGAGGGTATAAACATGGATAACATCAGAATCGGAACTGTAGGAACAGTAAATTATCAGAAAGCCATGGTGTCCGTTGTTTATACGGATATGAACGACTTAGCAACGGCAGAGCTACCTTATTTTTCCTTTACAGGAGAATACAAGATGCCAAAGGTGGGGGAGCAAGTGCTTGTCCTTCATTTATCCAATGGAGAATCCTTTGGAGTTGTCCTTGGTGGATTCTATTCCGAAGAGGACTTGCCAAAGGAAACAGGAGAAGGCCTGTTCTATAAACAGCTTACTGATTCTATAGCCATCAAGGCACAAGGAGACACTTTGGAGCTTGCAGGAGTGAACATCAAGGCATTAGAGCAAAGGTTAGCTGAATTAGAAGCAAAGGTGGCAAGCTTAGGGGGATAAACGATGATAGGACAGTTTGGAGAACTTACCTTTTTTCATAAAGGAAAGCAGACAAGGACATTTACCGATTTCAAATCATCCATTGGGCTAAAGACGGAGGAGCATCCGGTAGTTGGTTGGAAAGGTCGCTTAGAAGTAACAGGCGAGGAACTGGACGAAGTAACGCTCCATATTGTGTTTTCCGTGGAACTTGGACTCAGACCACGGCAGCAGTATGAACTCCTCCGGAAGATTATGCGTGATAGACAAGCACAGTATCTAATCATTGGAAACAGGTCCATTATGGATAGGCGGTGCATAATCACAAACATTTCTTCCGAGTGGGAAGAGATACACAAAGGTGGAGAAGTCGGAAGAATTGAGGTCGATGTAACCTTTAAGGAGTATCAATAATGGATTTCAGAATAGAATCAAACGAAAGAGAACAACTGGAAGAATCAATCATAAAGCAACTATCCACCTTGTATAAGACAAGGCGAGGCAGTATCCCCATGCATAGGGATTTTGGGCTTTTATGGGAGATTCTTGCAGAGCCTACTCCGATTTTTCAGAATAGATTTACTGTAGAGGTTGTAACGCAGACGGAAAAGTATGTGCCGGGAGTAGCCGTGGACTATATAGAGTATATAGACCGTGGGGAAGATGGAATACAAGCCATCGTTCATGTGAAAAGGAGGTAGAATGGGAGTTTTTGACAGCTATCCAAAAGTTGATTTTATCGAGGGCATGACTGCAGAAAAATTGGAAGCAGAAATGCTATCGGCCTTTCAAAGAAAGAGAAAAGAACTAACAGGAGTAGAAGAAGCTCTTCCGCAGTCTGACGACAGGAGAATAATTCTTGCTACCTGTGCCTATTACCTTTTCCATGCTTATGAACAGATAGACTTCTCCGGGAAAATGGGATTGCTAAAGTATTCTAAGGGGGCTTTCCTTGATAACTTAGGAGCGTTTAAAGGACTGCAACGCCTTAAGGCAAAGAAAGCCATTTCCACTCTTAGATTCACTCTAAGCGGAGTACAGGCAACAAGCTCTGTAGTTCCTAAAGGCACGAAGGTATCAACGGAAGCAGGGCTTACTTTTGAGACTGTAAAGGAACTAACTATCGGAAAAGGAGAGCTTACCGGGGGTGTGGATGCTGAATGCAGAGTTCCCGGAGTAATTGGAAACGGATACAAGGCAAGAACTATTACAAAGCTTGTGGATAATATTCCTTTTGTGCAATCCGTGCAGAATACCACAGAAAGCTCCGGAGGAGTGGACTTGGAATCGGATGATGATTTCAGAGAAAGAATCTATCTGTATCCGGACAGCTATACAAACGGCGGAACAAAGCGTTCTTATGAATACTGGATAAAAAAAGCAAGCCAACATATCAAGGATGTTTACCTTGGAAAGCGACCTAACACAACGGAGATTGATGTAGTATTACTATGGGATAACGAAACAGGGTTATACAGCGACAATGACCTTGCAGAGGTTAAAGCTGCTATTGATTGGGATAAGATGCCTGTATTTACGGATACTCTTAATTTCAAGAAGCCTGTGGCAAGAAACTATAGCGTAGAACTTGGCTATTATCTGTACGAGTCTGATAAGTACAGAGAAGCGGAGATTAAGAAAGCTGTGGAAGATTCTGTAAAGGACTATGTAACATGGCAAAGGTCCAAACTTGGAAGAGACATTAACCAAAATGAACTTGTCCGGCGTTGTATGGTGAGTGGTGCTAAGAGAGTTGTTGTAACGAATCCGAACTTTATAACCATAAACGGAAACGAAATTGCAAACTGCACTAGCATGAGCGTGACTTTTAAGGGGTGGGAAGATGATTAAATTCTTAGAAGGTGAAATGCTTGATTTACTTTCAAGCCCCTATAAAGAGGATGTTGATATACAAGCATTGTCCTATGCTATGAAAGTAGGCTTTCAGCATTTCCAAGATATGCTAAACAATGTTTTCCTGCTATCGGAGCTTGATTCCTTGGATGAATGGATTCTTGACTGCTTGGCTATAGATTTCAGACTTCCGTACTACAACAGGGGGTATGCCATTGAAAAGAAACGAGAGTTAGTAAAGCTTGCCTTTGACAGTAACTATCTAAGCGGAAGCTTAGAGGCTATATCAAGGCTTTCTGATACTATCTTCGGCGAAACAGAGGTAACAAAGACCGGTAACGCAGAGTTTTCTATATCAATAGGCGGAGCATTGGTAGCAAGTGAGCTTGAAGCTGTAGCTACTACACTGGAAAACGTGAAGGCGTTTAGGGATACTCTGAAAAATGTAAATGTTACAAGAACAGCAATTTCAGAGGATTTCATTGGGAGTGCTATTCAATCCCTTACTGAATTTACTGTATTTGCGGAATGGGGGAGCTAATGGGATACTTTTCAGAATCTAAAATCACAAACAAAGGAAAAGAGCTAATCGAAAGAAGCCTTGCCAGTAAGAAACCTTTGCTTATCAAGTATGTAGTTATAGCGGATAAGGAGATTTCCGGGAACATCGCAAGGGAAGTTGAAGCCTTGAATGCATCTACAGCTTATGACAAGCACAAGGCTCTTATATCAAGCGTAAGCAGCAATAATAATGGAATTGTCTGCAAGGTTGACATTAACAACGAAGACAACAACGGAACGCCTCTGACAGAGAGCTACCGCATGAGAATATTTCAACTTATGGCAATGGTTGAAGGTGACAGCAAGCCAACGCTACTTGCTTATGCCTATGCGAGTGAGCCGGACTTTATGCCAAGGTATGAGCAAGGAAAGCCTGTTAGTGTAATTATGAACTGGTTCTTGAAACTTAAGAACAGCGAACAGTTAGAAATTAAGGTTGATAATACCTTGGTTTATGCACTAGCTTCTGACGTTGAAGCATTGAAAACAAACCTAAAGGATGAGGCTACAATCGTTTTAAGTGCTAATGGATGGACCAGTACAGCCCCATATAGCCAAACAATCTCTATTACAAGGATGAAGTCTACGGCAAGCCTTATCATGGGGAAAGCCTATACCAAGGACAATACTGCAGACGAGATTGAAACATGGGATGAAATGACCGCATTAATCACCAATGCAGAAGCCAAAAATGGCTCTGTGACTTTTTATTGCAAAACAGAGAAGCCCAGTAAGGATTTCAGAGTTAAATTGAAAGGAGCGTTTTCATAATGAGTGATGTTTTAATTCCTTTAGGTGGAGCAGGAGGAAAGAATAGAGGCACTGTGGCCGTAATCGGCGATAATGCGCCTTTCTCAAATACCGGAGCTGTAATGAGCCTCCCTTTGCCTGCAGGTAATTATAAAAAGTCCGTAAGCAATCCGCGAACAAGCTATGGAGATGGCAAAAATTCCGAAGTAACTATCTCTAAGGAACTACTTAAAAAGATGGCAATTAATGCTTTCGGAATCGCCTCTATCACAAATTTTAGTGCTACCATGTATGCGCACAAGCAAGTCCGGCTTACATGGGCGAGACCTACTAAGGGCTTGTGGAGTGGCGTACATTTTATATTTAAGTACGGTAGTTTGCCAGATGGAATTTATGATGGTTCTCCATTTTTGGATTCCGCAGATGTTCACTACGAAACAACGCGGCCACTACAAGAAGGACTCTGGTATATCAGAGCCTATAGCTATGTAGAAACGAATAACGGCAGATGGTACGACTATGACGGAACGCCAGTATATACCACCATTCAAGTAACAGGAATTAGTGGCTCTGTCACTTTCGGAGCAGGAGCAGGCACTTGGACAGTACCGGCAAATGTGAGAAGAATCCGATATGTTTTGGTCGGCCGTGGTGGCGATGGCGGATCAGGAAATTACTATGTTCCTGGTGGTGGAGGTGGAGGCGGATACTTTACTACCGGATATATGGATGTATCGCCTGGACAAAGCCTGCCGTGGGTAGTACCTACAGGGCAAGGCCAAGGAACTTCTTTAAATGGTATCGTCGCACAAGGTGGAAGAAGCCCTGGAAATGGAATGTTTTCCCGAGGAAATAATGCCCATTATGGAGAAGGAGGAGATGGTGGCTCCGGTGGTGCAGCATACGGAGGAACACCTGGAACTAATGGTAGCGATGGCGTAGGCGTAATTAATAGCGTTAGTGTTGGAAGAAGGGGTGATAAAGAAACATATTATATGGTCGGTATAAGACCGGGCTATGGACAGCACAGTACAACAATCGGATTCAATGGTGTCCTATACAGCGGGGGCGGCGGAGCAGGAACAAAAAGCGGTAACGCGCCGGGGGCGGCAGGTGTAAACGGCCTAGGTAATGGCGGTAATGGAGCGAACCATAGTTCATTAGGTGCAGGATATAATGGTGGACAAGGCGGCACCGGCTGTATCTACATCGCATGGGGCAGTCTAATGAATGACGGAAGCTAAAGCCACTAACTAAATAATGTGCATGAAAGGGATTCCTCACGGAGTTCCTTTTTTAATTTACCTAAAAAGGAAGGAGAAGCTTATGAAGAGAGATTTCGCACTAATTCTGCCGAATCCAACAACGGCAGAGCATGAGGTAATGGCTATCACGATTTTCGACAGCCCTACCGAGGCAGACATGGGAGCGAGAGCTATTTACGGTGCTACTGCATACGCCATGGAGTCCTCGATGTGGGATTTGAAAGAGCCTTGCATTTACAAAGAGGGGGCTTTCTTCAATCTCAAAATGAGGGAGCTTAGAGATGAAAAAGGCGAGCTACAGCTTGTCCGTGTTGGTGAAGAGAAAGCCGAGAGGATTCCTTCACAGGCGGAGCAGATTGCAGAGCTTAAGCAACAGAATGAGGAGCTTAGGCAGACCGTAAACAGCCTTGTGCTTGATTCGTTAGGAGGTGAGTAGGATGTATGAAACACTTTTAGGACTGGCAAGAGATGGACTGCTAAACAAACGGATGTTGGATAGGGCAGTCAAGAAAGGATGGATTACCAAAGCGCAGGAGGAAGAGATTCTTCGTATTGCCGAAGATGGGAGAGAAGCCAGAGAGGGGGTGAATCATGATAGAACTAATAACGGATAAACAGTTTCTCGCTACAATAGTTGGCGTTATCTTTGCAAGTAATGGATTCTTTCAGCTACTTATGCTTATGTATCAATCTAGGGAAAAGGAGAAAGAGCGGAAGAGACTGGAAGAAGCTCAAAAAAGTCTTATTAAAAAAGAGCAGTTCGATGCGCTGTGTCGCTGTGTCACAGGCATTGCGATGTTCAGAATCGCAAGAGAAGCCAAGAGGTACATTGATAGGGGATTCATTACATCGGAGGAGTACCATACTCTTAAACACAATCTGTATGACCCTTATGAGGCTTTAGGCGGTAACGGGATGGCTAAGAAATACATGGGAGAGGTTGAGGAGCTTCCCATGCACGAAGGAAAGAAACAAGATTATTCAGAATAATAGGAGGAAAACAAAATGGATTTTGGAATTGGAAGCGTAGTAGCAATCACAGTTATCACTTACCTTATTGGTATGGGGTGCAAGTCTGTAGAGAAACTGGATAACAAGTTTATCCCAGTTATTTGCGGACTTGTTGGAGCAGTCCTTGGAGTAGTCGGTATGCAGACCATGGCCGACTTTCCTGCAAAGGATGTACTTAATGCCGTAGCTGTGGGGATTGTGTCCGGACTAGCCTCTACAGGGGCAAATCAGATTGGAAAGCAGCTTTCCGGCAAATAACCATGCTTTAAAGAAGCCTAGCAGGAGGCAATCCTGCATTTAACTATAATTTACTAAAAAGGAGAAAGATTATGAGAAAGAATGGACCTATGGAGCGTTATGAGGGAATCGACAGAGACGCAAAGAGACAGGATGTGCCTGTAAAGGACAACAAAGCGGACAATTCCCCGCACCCTGTCGGCTATGGCCGCGGCAAAGGTGAGGACGATGTGAAGCACGGACCCGGAGTCACTCCGAATCCGGATAATTTCACAGGTCCCGGAATCGGCTTGAAGAAGTAATTGTTTTTGGGGAGACATTGTTCTCCCCTTTTTTTTATTGGAGAGTTGAGAAAAGTTGAGAAGCGTTGAGAAACTTTTTGAAAAACTTTTCTCAAATCAGAAATGGAGGAAAAAATGGCTTATCAGAAAGGTAAGAAGCTTTTAGGCGGAGGATATACTTCCTACACAGTAGACGGCAAAGGATACTTTGTAAAGCATGGACGGTACTTTCAAACGCCTATGCGTGGGGATATAGTCTACTTTTATAGTAGCGTGAAGAAGAGAGTTGCCCATGTGGGAATTGTAATCGAGGTAACGAAGCTAAAGAACGGCCAGTATACTATTAAGACAGTAGAAGGAAACACTTCCTCTGCTCCGGGAGTAGTAAGAAATGGCGGAGCTGTAGCTATCAAGACTTATACTTTCTTCCCAGGACAGGAAAGAAGCATTGACGGCTTCGGAAGGCCTTTCTTTGGCGCAGAAACTTGTACTGTGGAAGAATTCATCCAAGCTGCCATGCTAGAGGTTGGCTACCTTGAAAAAGGAAGCAATAGAGACCTTTTAAGCAAGCTAGGAAATGCCGGAATGAACAACTATACAAAGTATAGCGAGTGGTACGGCATGAAAGGCGTGTATTGGTGTCAAATCTTTGTTTCTTGGGTAGCTTATACAGCTTGTAGTCAACACCAAAAGAATCTATTCACCGGATGGAAGCAGGAAGGAGAATCTTGGTTCTACTATGATGAATCCGGAGTTCCTGTAAAAGGACAGTGGAGCTATATCAATGGCCGTTGGTATGCCTTTGATGATTCCGGAAGAATGATTAAAGGATGGTTTAAATCCGCTGATGATTGGTACTACCTTGGAGAGGATGGAGGTATGTTATCCGGGCAATGGTTGCAGGACAAGGGCAAGTGGTACTATCTGACGGATACCGGGGCTATGGCCACAAGTGCAAAAGTCAAGAAAGCGAAAGGACAAGGCTTTGACTATGTGGGGGCAGATGGAGTGTATAACCCGGCTTTATCTTTGCTGTATGCAAATGATAATACTATTGAAATTGTGGCTTAAAAAAGCTATATTATTCATGTGCATTAGGTTTAACCGCCCACAAAACCGCCCACGATTTTAGGAGAATGGCGTAAATACGCCATGCATGGCACTTTTTAACAGGGTTCGACTCCCATCAGGTCCATCCTAAACACAGGGAGGAAATCTTTTCGGATTTC